TCAACGGGGCGCGGCCCCTGGGGGCTTCTCAATGAGCGCGATGCGTCAGCGGATCGTCGACCTGTTCGGGCAGCACGCGCTGAAGCGCTCCATTCTCAGCATCCGCGAGGGCGGCGGCGTGATGGAGCACTTTCTCTCCGGCAAGGGCGTGCGGACTGCGCTGGAGATCGGCACCTACCGCGGCGTGGGCGCGGCGGAGATTTCGCAGTTCGTCGACCGCGTCATCACCATCGACCTGGACCACGGTCGCCTCGAGCAGCTGGGCGAGTCCTGGAATCGTGGGCACTTCTGGTCTGCCCTCGGCATCGACAACATCGAGCTGCGCCTTGTGAAAGACGACGCAGAGAAGGCGGCCCTGATCAACTCCCTGGAGTTCGACTTCGCCTTCGTCGACGGGGCTCACGACCAGCGCGTGCGCGACGACTTCGAGCTGGTCCGCCGGTGCGGGCGGGTCCTGTTCCATGATGTCGATCGCCGTGGCAAGCCGGAGCTGGACCACGTCTACAACTTCGTGATGTCGCTGCCGCAGCACGAGCTGCAGTTCATGGATATCTTCGCGCTATGGACCGATTCATCGAAGCCTTCCCAGCCGTAGCAGACGGCGACCTCATGCTGTGCCCGGAGCACGGCGTGGCCTACCAAGCCGACCAGTCGCAGCTGGTCGACTACGGCGAGGACTACTTCGAGAAGTGCCGCGGCTACGAGGGGCAGGCGATCGCGGACCAGATCAACGCCGGGCGCATCGCCTTCGTGCTTCGGCACTTCGGGCCGGGCCGAGTGTGCGACGTGGGCGTGGGCTCCGGGGAGTTCATCAAGCGGCGGCCCCATACGTTCGGCATCGACGTCAACCCCACCGCGGTACGGTGGCTCAAGGATGCCGGCCGGTGGGCCGACAACCTGGATTGCTTCGGGGCGTACACGTTCTGGGATGTGCTCGAGCACGTGCCGGAGCCGGAGCAGTACCTGCGCCACGTCTACCTCCGGTCGTTCCTGTTCCTGTCGATGCCGATCATGCAGTCGCTGGACCGCATCCGCGAGTCCAAGCACTACCGGCCCGGCGAGCACTTGTACTACTTCGAAGAGGCGGGCCTTATCGAATGGATGGCCTGCCATGGCTTTGTGCTGCTCGAAGCGTCGGACTTTGAATCGGCGGCGGGGCGCGAGAGCATCCGCTCGTTCGCTTTCAAGCGAGCACGTTGGCCTAGCTTAAATGCTACTTGACAGGCAGGCTCTAGCTGCCGCATGATTTGTTCATCCGCCGGGAAGCGGACAACAAGTGGGCCCTAGTGAGCAGCGTGCGCGGTACTTGCCGTGTCTTCCCGGGCCCGAAAGGGTCACGCTGTTCACTAGGGCTTCTTTCATGGAAGCCCATCATGGCAACGAAACCCCAAGTCAAGGAATCCGAGATCTCCATCATGGAGGTCCAGAAGGGTCTGATGGAGTTCTGCATCCTCGGGAGCAGTCCTCTCATCATGAATCGCATGTCCCAGAAGGTCTGGTTCGAACTTCTCGCGCCCAAGGGTCGCAAGACCGCCGTCGAGAAGGCGTCGACCATGAAGCACGATCCGATCGCCGAGTTCCGGGCATCGGTCTATCGCATGCCGAACGAAGCCGACCCGACGGTGCTGGCCATCCTCCCCACCGCGTTCAAGGGGGCAATGGGCACCGCGGCTCTGGACATGCCCGGTGCGAAGCGCACGCAGATCGGACGCTTGGTCTACGTCCATGGCGAGTTGCTGCCGGTCTTCGGAATCCCGAAGGTCTTCATGGCGGTGACTCGCTCGGCCGACATGAACAAGACGCCGGACATCCGGACGCGCGCCATCGTTCCGGAATGGGCCTGCAAGCTGCGCATCGAGTTCACCAAGCCGGTGCTGCGTGAGCAATCGATCGCCAACCTGCTGGCCGCGGCCGGCTTCCAGTCCGGCGTGGGCGACTGGCGCCAGGAGAAGGGCTCCGGCTCCTACGGATCCTTCCGCCTGGTCAGTGCCGATGACCCGGACTTCGTGCGAATCTGCGCGACGCAGGGGCGTGCTGAACAGCTGAAGGCGCTCGAGGAGCCGGAGGCCTACAACGACGAGACGAGCGAGATGCTCGCCTGGTTTGACGTCGAGATGAAGCGCCGCGGCTTCAAGGTGGCAGCATGAAGACGTCTGATCAACGCGAAGCAATCAGACAGCGCCTCGCCGAGCTGGAACTGGACGGTGGCGGCCGGCTGACGCCGGCGGCAGTGGTCGATGACGCGAAAGATCCCACAAGCCCGCTGCACAACTGCTTTCAGTGGGACGATGAGAAGGCTGCGCATGCCCACCGGCTCGACCAGGCTCGCTCGCTCATCACCAGCATTCGCATCGTTCAGAAGACCGATCGAACGGCGGTGCGCGCGGTGTTCTATGTGCGGGACCCGAGCGCATCGGATGACGAGCAGGGCTATGTCAGCACGACAACGCTGCGCAGCGACGCAGATTCTGCGCGTGCCGCCATCGTGGCCGAGTTCTCCCGGGTCGCCGACATGCTTCGACGTGCTCGTGAGATTGCCAAGGCGCTGGAGTGCGAGGATGAAGTCGAATCGCTGGTTCGATCTGTCGTCGACCTTCGCGATCGAGTTCAGGCATCCGCGACAGAGCAGTAGCCATGGAAGACATCATCGTCTCGCAGGCAATGCTCGATGCTGGAGCGCTGGCTCTGCTTCGCGCGGAGGCGTCCGGCACTGACGGCGAGACCATGCTTCGCGAGATCTATCTTGCGATGGTGAAGGCCCAGGCTGCTGGGCCTGAATTTGCAGACAAGGTTTGGCAAGACATGGCCTTCTAAGGCACGGAAAGACAAGGCAGGCTGGGTTGGGCCAGGCGGTGTTGGGCGAGTCGTTGTGTGGCAGGCACGGAGTGGCGCGGAGAGGTCTGGCCGGGTGAGGCAGGCATGGCCGGGCAAGTAGCGGCAACGCGGCGCGAGGTCGGGATGGGCGCGGCAGGCGATACCAGGCCTGGATAGGATAGGCTGATCACGGCGAGGCAGGCGGGGCAAGGAGTGGCAAGGACCGGACGGGCATGACGCGGACTGGCGAGCCAGGCAGGCCCGGGCGAGGCGTGGCGAGGTAACGACGAGCACGGTAAGGCAAGGCAGGCATGTCGTGACAGGGTAAGGCGCGACGGATCGGTTCCCGGAGTGGAAAGGCAGGCAATAGAATGGGGCAGCTCACAAGGCTGCCCTTTTCCATTCTGGAGCCAACATGGCCGACTACTCCGGCGTTCTCGAGCTGAAGGGCCTCAACGGCGTCCTGCGAACCCTGCAGGAGCTGCCGGCCGAGGTCGTCTCGAAGAACGGCGGCCCGGTCAAGTTCGCGCTACGCAAGGGCGCTCAGGTGATTCTCCGAGAAGCGTCGCTCAACCTGGCGCGCTCGACCGACGTCCTGGGGACCGACGACTACGAGAGCACCGGCTTGCTCCTGTCGGCGCTGGTGGCCACCCGCGGCAAGCCACCCTATGGCGGCAATGGCGAGCGCTACCTGGTGCGCGTGAAGCGGCTCACCTACAACCGGCCCGGCCCGAAGACGACCACCCTGGCCACCGCCAACCTCCTGGAGTATGGTTCGGAGAAGCAGCCGGCCGAGCCCTGGCTCCGGCCCGCGTTCGCCAGCTCGGCGCCGCAGGCCATCCAGACCATCGAGAAGGAGCTCCTGGCCGCCATCCAGCGGGTGGTGCGGAAGCTCGCACGCCAGAACGGAGCGCGCTGATGTTCCCACCGATCTACACCACCCTGCAGGCGTCCCCCACCGTGCGTGCCATCTTCGGTGCGCGGCCGCGCCTGTACCGCCAGGGCGAGGCGCCGCAGCTCCCTTCGCCCAAGGCCGGCGAGTCGCAGGCGAACGTGAAGCCCTACGCCACCTGGCTGCTCGTCTCTGGAGTGCCCGAGAACCAGCTCTCCGGCACCCCTGGCCACGACCGCGACGGCGTGCAGATCGACGTCTATGCCCGGGAGGACGCCGAGTGCGTGCAGGCCGCGCAGGCGATCCGCGACCAAATGGAGACGGTCACCCACATGACCGCCTTGCGTGGTCTGCGCCGAGACGCCGATACTCGGCTCTACCGGATCAGCATGGACTTCGACTACTGGCTGGCGCGCGAAGCGTGACCGGTGCTCTGATCCCCACCCAGCTCGCCGTCGCGCGGGCCCCCACCTGAAAGGCGACCCATCATGACCGTCGGCACCGTGAAGACCCAAGGCACCGAGCTGTACTTCGTCGACAACTCCGTGACCACCTCCGATCCGGACCTGATCAAGATTGCCTGCCCGACCGGCATCCAGGGTCTGGGCGGCGCCAAGGACCAGATCGAGACGACCTGCCTGGACACCGTGGGCGACAAGGAGTTCGCCGGCGGCCTCGGGAACCCGGGCGTGGTCACCGTTCCGTTCAACCTGATCCCGCGCGAGTACTCGCACCAGAACCTGCTCGTGCTGAAGAAGGCCGGCGAGGTCCTCAGCTGGATCGCCTGCCTCTCCGAAGGCACCCTCGCGCCGAGCGTCGACAGCGACGGCGTCATCACCGCTCCGGCCGGCCGTTCCTCGTTCGAGTTCCAGGGCTACATCTCCGATGTGAACATCGACATCGCCAACAACGAGATCGTGCGCGGCACGCTGACGATCCAGCGCTCCGGCGACGTCGTCTTCAACGCCTACACCCCGGCCTGATCGGGGGTCGCATGGACGAGTCCTGGTTCGTTCCCTCCGGGCTGGAGGAGAAGGAGATCCGCCTGGCGGACGGCTCCAAGCACATCCTGCACTTCGCGCATCTGTCGAACACCGCGTTCGAGACGTACGCGATGCAGGTCAACTCCGCCGATCCGGAGGTGGCTGGCGCCGCCGCGGCGCGCCTGCTCTCCGAGGGCCTGTGCAACCCCGACGGGTCGCGCGCGCTCAGCTTCGAGCGAGCGTCGCTGCTCAAGCGGCCCATTTTCCGGGCGATGTTTGCGGCGCTGCTCGAGGTGAACACCTACGACAGCCAGAAGGTCACCGCCGTGGGAAAAGCCTTGAAGCCAGAGGCGAGCGCTGGTTCTGGCACACGCTCGCGCTCGCGCTCGGCGGCCGCACGGTCGAGGAGTGGAAAGCCCGGATGACCCGGCAGGAGTTCAACTCCTGGATTGAATACCACCGGCTCTACCCGTTCGACGATCGGCACCGCTACCACCGGCCCGCGGCGCTGATCTCCGCGTCAAGCTCGCACCTGGATCCTGACGCGTTCACCGCCGGCGTGAAGGCCCGCATGGACTGGCTCCAGCCCGAACCGTCGACGGACGGCGTTGAGGGTACGTACACTCAGGCCGACCTGAACACGTTCGCGGCGTTCGGCATCAAGCCTCCGGGCAGGGGATAGCAATGGCTGCAGGTTCGATCGTTGTCGACCTCCTGATGCGCACGGGCAGCTTCGTGACCGACACCGCTCGGGCCTCGAAGCAGCTGAAGGCGTTCCAGAAGGACGTCGTCTCCACCGCCGGTTCCATCAAGACGCAGCTGGTCGGAGCGCTGGCCACCGCCGGCGTCGCGCTGTCCTTCGACGCGCTGGTGCAGGGCGCGGCCAAGTTCAAGGACCTGGAGGAGGAAACCGGCGCCACCGCCGAGGACCTCGCCTCGCTCGCGGTGGTCGCGGCCACCGCCGGCGTGGAGATCGATTCGATTGCCGCGGCCGCCATCAAGCTCACCAAGAACCTCTCGGGGGTCGACGACGAGTCCAAGGCCGCCGGCGCCGCGCTGACGGCTCTGGGCATCCCGATCGAGGACTTCAAGAAGCTGGACCCGGTCGCGCAGATCGACGCGCTTTCCAAGGCGTTTAACGGCTTTGCCGATGGGCCGCAGAAGTCCGCCGTCGCGCTGGCGCTGTTTGGCAGGGCCGGCGCCGAGCAGCTGAAGGTGTTCAAGGCGCTGGACGAGGCCGGCGGCCGCACCGTCTTCCTGACCCAGCAGCAGATCGAGCTGGCCGATGCCTATGCCGACCGGCAGGCCAAGCTCACCGCCACGCTCAAGGCCTATGCGCAGGTGGCGGTGACCGACCTCCTGCCCTCGCTGAACGAGCTCACGCAGGTCACCAGCGAGGTCTTCCGCGAGCTGGTTGGCGTGGACTCCGCCGGCCGCAAGCTCGCCGGCGACTCGCCGATCAAGGAGTTTGCCGAGAGTGCCGCAAACGTCTTCGCGTTCCTGGCCGACTCTGTGCAGGGTGTCGGGCGAGTGGTGCAGTCGCTCGGGGTCTACTTCGGGTCCGCTGGCGCCGCCGCGGCCGCCGTGCTCTCTGGCGAGTTCCAGCAGGCGCGCACGATCGCCGAGGAGGCCCGCCAGGACATCGACAAGGTGCTCTCCGCGGAGCTGTTCAGCCAGCGGCTGGCCCGGCTCCGTGCTGCCGCTGCGACCGCTGCTGCGTCCGGCGACAACCAATCCGCGGCCGAGTCGGCGCGCCTGGCGCGCAAGCCTCGCCTGGAGTTCGACGGCGCCGCGAAGAGGAAGCCTGGCGGCGGTGGCGACAAGCAGAGCGAGGCGCAGAAGTATCTGGAGACGCTGCAGA